GATGGTTTTAACTTTGTCGCCTTCTTTGGCAACTACCACGTGTGATTTGGTTTTATGTCCTGGTGTTCTTTTCGGTTTATTAAACCCTGAAACACCAGCTCGTTTTAATCTTGAATCTTTCATTAGTGTAAAGTCGTTTCCTTAATTAAAAATATTTCTGTATCTTCGCCTATTTTATCCTTAAATAAAAATTGCATAAATGATTTTGCTTGTTCAAAACTACGAGCTTTGATGTCTGTGCCAATATAAACGTGTTCCCCAACCACACATTCCAAATGATAAAGTTTAACTGGAGATGTTGAAGTCGTCATCAAACAACCCCTGTGATTGAGTTTTTGCTATCTGTCTGATAGTTTCTCTGTCACGTTCCATTAACGCATTGATTTCTGCAATATCAATCTGTGTACCATATTTACCAGCTAACTCTGCTGACTTCAATCTAATCTCGGCTTCAGCTTCATCACGCCTTCTATCATCTTCCATGATAATTTTCATACGATCTGTTTCGGCATCAATGACAGCTTTTTGCGCTTGTACTTGAGCTTTTTGAATTTCTGCTTGTGCTAACAATGTAGCTGGATCAGGTTTATCTTCTTGTGGTTGTGGTGGCATTGGTGGCACTTGCGTATTGATAAAACTTTGTGCATCTTTGAAACCAGCTAACTCAATCATTTTGCTAAGTGTGTTTGAGTATTGTTGTAAATTCACTAAAGGATTCTGTGGCCCTAGTGTTTGTAAAATTTGTTCTTGCTTACCTGCTAAGTTATTTAAAACTGCCATACGTTCGTCATCGCTGTTTTTGGAAATTGCGACATTGACACTAACGTCTTTGTCGGAATCCCAGTAGCGAGGATCAACAGGTACGAATTGATTGTTTAGTCTAAACATATCTTGTCCTTCTTGGTGTTTGATAACCAAGTTATTGACTAAGCTAAAGAGTTCTTTCATACCGCCTTCAGCAAAATGACGACAAATCAATTCAACTCTGCCTTGCGCTCCAGACATGGTAGCGGAAACAGCAGCTTTGGTCGTACTTTGTAAAGCTTCAGCATTGAGTCCAGCACTTGCTTTGGAAACTCCAGTACGATTTTCTTTGGCTTCGTCTAAGTAACCTAATACTGGAAAGGCTTCTTTACCCACAAAAGGTACGGCAAATGGTTGCACCATACCAGGCGCACGCATACGAATTGGTTGACCAATATCGGTATTTAAAACATCGTCAATATTGACTTGTCCTTCAACGACACCCATTCTCGGAAAGATTGCATGACCTAAAGAATCTAACGTATCACGCATGATTTGTGATTTAGCTCTTTGAATTGGAATCACATAGTCTGCTGGGCATGAGCCAATCGCAGTATGTGGTTCTGGATCTGGGCAAAACATGACAATCGGTAAATCATCCCATTGTTCAACATTGACAACATTTATGCCTTCACCTGCGGTACAAACTCTAATTCTTTCGTCTATGCCATCGCCATCTAAGTCGTAAAATAAATAATGTTCTACGTATAAAACATTCTTGTTGCCATACCCACCACGATCATTATAAACATTATCGTCATAAGGATTACGTGCTTCCAGTTCGTCATAAATATCAGCATCTAAAGCCGAGCCTGAACCTGCGTATTGTTCCATTTCTTCTCGGTCGTACCCCATAGCCACCAAGTCGCTTACAGTTTTTACCATGCGATGAGCAACGTAAGGTGCTTCATAAATATTTCTCGCATTACGAGAAATCAAAACTTCTTCAGGGGGTACAGATTCAATGCAGACTTGATTTTTTTTCTTGACTCGTCTAATCGTAATATCGTAACTAGCAGGGGTTTCTTGCGTAACTTCTTCGCCAGTCGTAGGATCAAGCATTGTCATGGTTTGCATTTCATCTTTCTCTTTGACGATTTCGACATCGGCATCCATAACCAAAGCCATGTACGCTTCTGGTGTTAAATTAGTATATTCGTGGGTAGCAGCAGAAATGCTGTCATCCCAAAACGCTTTGACAAAGCCAGACTTTCTCACGAGTGCATCTTTGAACGCATCGTAGAGAACTTTAAAACCAGGATTCTTTTCTTGAATAATATAATTTACATAACTGGTTTGTTGTTCGGCAAAAGGTATGTCCTCAACATTACGTGGGACAAACTCAACGACTTTCTTTGTACCAAAAAAAGTACGCATGATTGACGGCAACATAAATAAAATAGAATCTCGAACATCAGTAGAAATAAACTCCGACTGTAGGGAGCTATTTGCTTCTGGTTCGTTGCCTAAATAATATTCTGTGGCTTCTGCTCGTGACTCGCCGATTTGGTCGATGTAGTCTTTGGCATCATCCATTTCGGATTTTAAGATGCTCTGTAATTCTTGCGTGTCGATTACTTCGTCTTGATTTTCTTCTTTAGCTTTGTCTGTTTCCATTGATTAACCTATGCGTATAATTTTAGATTTTAAAGGTTGCCTAAAATTATACCCCATAAACGACATACTGCCACTAAAGGAAGCAGCCGAACTTGCCATTGTTAGTGAGAGCGCATCGGCTTTGTCTGGTGATTTAATTCCACGCTTACGCATTTCTTCTTTACTTTCGAGTTTTATTTTTCCAGATGAGGTATATTTGTAGATAGGCGCAGCTAATTCAGAAACAAGCTCATCATCATTAGGAAGTCTGCAATCACGCTGCGCCAACCAATCTTTTATTGCAAACCACAACTCAGCTCGCAGATTTAAATAATTTTTTTTTGTAGCTGGAGCTTCGGCAACATTGATCCCACGCACAGGTAAGTTCTGTTCGGCTAATCTATCAACTACCCCAGAACCTAAACCAATCACATCAATCAAGATTTCTTGTGGGCGTTCTAAAGCGGTGCAATCATCAAATTTATTTTTTACTGCACCACAAAGTTGCATTAAGTCCATAGACTGAAAAGCTTTCATTTCTAAGACAGTATTGCCTTGACGTACGCAGAGGGCAGAATTATCACCACCATAACGGGCAACGTCTAATCCCCAGATAATCGGTGCGCTTGCTGAGAGTGCCACATCACGATCTATGGCTGCTTTGATTAACTCCATAGGAATTACTGTGTCATCGTCAGCACGAGGGAATTCGCCCAGTACTTCCACTCGTGCGACTGTTGAATCTTCGCCATATTGTTCGAGCATTTGTTGGAATAGCTCTTTATCTGTGCCTTCGACCGAGCGTGAGTCGATTTGTTCTTGTTTCCAGTACGAGCGTTTGCCATGAAAAGAGTCGTAAAAAGGCCCAGTATTCCTTCTGGGGTTAGAAAAAGTGAACCAATACCTATCTGCTGTCGGTTCGGAGAAAAACCCCTCAGAAACGCTGTAAATCGGTGCTGGTATACCTGATGCTTCATCCATAATCAAACAAACCCCATAACTTGAGTGAATTCCAGCAAATGCATCTGGATTTTCTTCGCTCCAAAGCTGTGCTTGTGCGTAGTAATAGCCAGTATCAATCTTTAAATCACGAATTAACGCTTCTTCAAACCATGGTGCAGGTCTGATAGTCGTAGCGGTTTTATTAAACCAATGTGAATTTATAGATAAAGTCATCCATTTACCTAATTCTGCCCATGTTCTTGAGCGTAATTGCTGTTCGGTGTTTGCTGTTACGATTATAGTTGAGCCTAAACGTGTCGAAAGCATCCAGAGTATTAACCAAGATACCAAAGCGGATTTGCCAATACCACGACCACTAGCTACAGCCAGACGGAACATTTCTGGTAAATCTACGCTTTGATTTCTTTGTATGTGTATTCCAATATCTCGCAAAATTTTTTCTTGCCACTTACGAGGGCCAGTAAAGTTTTCGAGGGGGGTGCCTTCTTTGCCCCACTCAAAGACAAATTTCACAAAGTTTAATGGATCATCTTTGATATTCATTGACCATAGTTCAGTCATTAGTTCTTTTTCTGCTTCTACACCATATTTCATAAAATTAAAAAAAAATTAGTTCATTAGTTCCATAGCCATAGCCACGCCGCCTGGCTTTAAATGGGGGCTGTAGCGATAGTAAGTACTTACTATTCTTTTGGTAAGTAAGTGCTTACTATTGTTTAAAGGTTTGTTTGGTCGAGCGATGAAGCGGAGAAAAGATAACTTCATCGCTCTATGATTCTGTCTTTTTTTTGGAAGGAGAGAGAGAGCCAGAACCATTATTCTCTGTGCCTTTGTTATCTAAGAAGATGCCCTTGCCTTTGTCTATTGAATCTTCAAGGCGTTTTATTGTTTGAGTTGCATTAGGGATTCGTTCTTTTGCGGAATTGATAACGTGACTTAAATTTATCGTGTGATTGGTTTCTAAAATGTTTCTGTCTTTCCAGTTGTCAGGATCTCTATTTTTTAAAAAGAATATGGCGGAAGTTTCTTTTCCTTCTAAAGCATTATCAAATAGTTTAGAGCTTACTTGCGCTATTGCTTTCGCTCTCCCTTTTTCTAGTGCGTTCTTTATGCTTTTAATATGTTTCTTTCTTGTAAGCGTTGAAGGATTAATCCCTAAACTAGCGCATATTTGACGCTCATTAAGGCCCATTCCAGCTAAACGTTCTATTTCGTTGTGGTCTAAATTAATTGCTTTTCTTCCTGGTTTTTTCTTTGCTTCCATAAGGTATTTTAGCTCTTTTAAGGTAATTAATGAACAAATAAGCTATTTATTGATTATATATAAAGTGTAAATAAATGATATTTAGGTATTGCAAATGATAGTGTTGTATGCAACAATATATGTATTAATTAACTAAACGGAGAAAATTATGAATAGATTAAAAGTTGGGTGGGCAGAAATAAACACTAGAAATCCTAATACTGGAAATATGGGAACTCTTATAGGAAATATAAGAGAAGTTCACAAAAATTATTGTGAAGTAGAAATTCCT